GAAAGAATAGAAGCTAGGGCGCTTAATGGTATGATTAAAAAAGGATCTGGGACAGAGGTAAGAATGAATGGATATTTAGCACCTGTCTCTGACGATGAAGCACTTCAAGCGTATGAAAGCCCTGAGGAAAAGAAATCAAATTTCTTTAATAGATTAGTAGACAGATTTAAACCAAATCCGCAAGGTAACGTATATGGCGAAACGTTACTACAACGAGTTGCTAGCAGAAATTTAGATAAATTAAAGCAACGTGGAGTATCAGAATTAAGAAAGTTGGGAAAGGAAAAGGTATTAGAGTTACAGGATTCTGCAATTAATCTTATTAGAGGCAGAAAACAATCCAACGAAAACATTTTTGGAAAGACATTATCTAACCTCGACGCGTCTAACGATACGGATCCTGGACGACAGGCTGCTGATGTGGCTAGAGCGATACATGATAATGTATACGGAGATGCTTCTGGAATTTCAGCCAGAGATGCCCTTGATTCAGTTGCAGCCGCATCAATTAACCTAGGAAACGTACACGAATAATACTATATATGGCAACAAGTAAAGAATTAATGAATGATAATATTAGGGAGACCCACTGGATAGGTGAGGTCGTAGATAATAATGACCCTAAGTTACTTGGCAGATGTAAGGTTAAAGTATTTGGAAAATTTGATAAACTAACAAGTGACGCTATTCCATGGGCAACTCCAATGAATCGTGATTTTGTAGGTTCGCATAATACCCCACATGTTGGTTCAGTGGTTGCTGTTAGATTTGATAACGGTAACATTTATCATCCGGAGTATTGGTTTCAAGTAGATCAAAGCACCGCCCTTAAATCAGACATATTAGAAGATTCAGGGGAGGCGCATAATGTTGTTTCATTAATATACGATGAAGTACGTAACGTTAGGATTTATCATTCACCAGAGGATGGACTAGTTATTACAAGAGGTACGGGAGCTAAGGAAAGACCTATCATTCAATTGGATGAGAATGGAACAATTAAAATTTCATCCGATGATAAGATATTTCTCGATGCAGGTAATGTATATCTATCCAATACCGGAGAAGAGGGTGATGACACATCAGAACCGGCAGTAAGGGGAAAATCATTAGAAAAGTTTCTTGATAAATTAAAGGCTGAATATAATGCACACACCCATCCAGTCGCTGGACCAAACACAGGACCGGTAGTTAAGCAATGGATGCCTAAACATAAACCATACCAACAAGAAGGTAAATAATATAAAATAAGAAATGGCAACGATAAAAGAACAAGGAACCACAATGGCTGCATTAGCATCAGGTGGAGCACCTATGGAAATACCAGGACTATCTCTTAAAGATATTGTCGAGGGCATAATAGAGGCACAATTTAAACCAGTATTTGATGATATTAAGGCACAGGCTGAAAATGCAGAGGAGGCAGCAGAGGAGATAAAGGCGACTAAGGATCGTTTGGTTGAATTTTTTACAAGTGGCGCAGCAAAAACCGAGATTGAAAACAAAATTGCAGGAATTCAACAGGCAGTTAAGGAGGCATTTGATCAAATAGCGTCAATTCCCAAGCAAATTCAGACCATGGTTGCTAAAAATTTAATACCACCTACTATTCCTATTCCAACTGCTCCAGGTATATCTAACCCTATTAGAGATTTTTTATCAAACAAAGAGAACGTTGAAAAACTTAAACAGGTTGTAACACTTATTGTAGGAATTTTAGTTACTTTATTTGCAAAGGCTAATGAATTATCATTTGTCCTGCCAGATGCAGTGCAACGTATGGCCACACAGATAGGAAATCTTAACAGTATTATATCTAAAATCCCTGTATAATCACATATATGCCCTAGAAAAAAGGTATATATATTCTAATCAATTTATATTTATTCACACTTAACAAAAAACAAATGTCACAAGACGTAAAAAACAAAACATTAGTAGAAGGTGTTCCAGGATTTGACTGGGATGCACACACAAAAGATTGCCCAACAGTTACTAGAAAACATAACCCTAACATCAAAACAAAGAATGGTGATAGAGTTTTTTCAAGAGAGCCGTATGCGCAGGAAATGTACAACACAATTCAAGGTATATTAGAAACATACGATCATGTATTTAATGTAGAAGCTGGCGAAACCCATAATGGAAAAGTACATTCAGTAGACATCGAATGGGCAACGATCGAAATAGGCCACAAGGAATTAATTTATGTTAATATGGCTAAGGAGTCAGATGTAGCAAAATCAAAATTAATCCCAGGTGAAGAAATATCTGTAAAAATCATAGATGATAAAAAACAGAAAGGATTTATTATTGGATCAGTTGAGGCCGGAATGAAGGCAGCAGTACTTAAAGATATTTTAGCATCAATTGAAACCGAAGATGCAGCATACCCTGGAACAGTTACAGGAATGATTCCAAACGGAGGATATTTTGTAAATATCCAAGGAATAGATTGCTTTATGCCAGGTTCACTTGCTGGAATTAACAAACTTGTAGACTTTGGTTCTATTGTTGGAACTGAATTATATGTAGTGCCAATGAGCTATTCAGCAGACAGAGGAACTGTTATAGTATCTCACAGAAAGTATTTACAGGCAATGATACCTGCAAAATTAGAAGAACTTAAAAACAATATTGGGATTACTAAGAATGGTAATGTTACAGGTTCTGCAAAATACGGAGTATTTGTTGAATTCGATGATTGTCTTACAGGAATGATTCATGCAAATGACTTAACTCCTGACATGGCAGATAAACATAGGGCTAGGCAAATCATGCCAGGAGATCCAATTGAATTTAAGGTTAAAGAAATCATTAGTGATAAGAAAATAACATTAACACAATTAGAGGTTGTTGAAACAGTAGATCCATGGCAAGAAATTGCAGGCAAATATACATCATTTCCAGTAGAAGTTGCAGGTTTAATTAAATCTGTTAAGGATTACGGAGTATTTGTTGATATTGGGGACGGAATTGTTGGATTATTACATGTTAGTGAATTACCGGAAGGTACTAATCCTAACGATCTTTCAAGAAACGAAGGTATATCTGTACAGATAACACGAATTGATACTGAAACAAGAAAGGTTTTCTTAAAACTATAATTGTTCATAACTTTGTGAAAATAATAGCCCAAACATTTTTTTGTTTGGGCTTTTTTAGTTATATTTACTTATAATTAAAAACAAACCCTGATATATAAACCATGGCAAATATAAAATCATACAATCAATTTATAAACGAATCAAAGGAAAATGACATTATGAATGTTATTTTAGATTCATTGGAGCAGACCATTACTGAGATGGCAGCAGAAATCGAAGCGTGGTTTCGAGAGAAATTCCCAAAAAACAATATCACAAAATATGATAGAGAAAGTTGGAGAATAACTTTAACTAGGGATATGGTTAAAGCTGTTGAAAAATATACACTACCATCCGATACATTAGTAGATATTCAATCAAACAACGGAAATAAAGGTAACATTGAAATAATCGCTAAAATTCAGAGAGATGGAGAAGTGTATGATTTTAGAACCGAAGCAATTTATGCAGGTGGGCGTAATATACAAGTCCTTCATTATAGATATATTACCAAAACAAGATTACCAAAAACAGGTAACAGTACACTTACTAAAGAGTATGATGCAAAATACAAGAAACTGTCTAAACTCGAAAAGTTAAATACTGAGCTTAAACAATATCAAGATAGAATTACAAAGGCGAAAGAAGATATTGTGATTAATTCAAAAATGAATGATGATGAAATTATTCAGGCACTAAGGGGTGATGATAATTGGTATGAGTGGCCAACATGGGCTGAGATTGTAAAGAGAGATGCTGCCAAAAATTACAATAATGATGAGGCATATTACAATCAACAAATGGAAGATAGCTTTGCTAAAAAAATAGAAGATTGGAAATATTACGGTATTACTAGGAAAGAAAGAACAATAGAAATAGCTTCTAAAGAAATTGTAAAACTTCAAAAGAAAATAGACGCACTTCTATAGTAACATTTTTATAGGGATATATAATCTAATACATAATATATCCATATAGTAAATGAACAATCTTAACGATGCAAATATTCTGAAAAATGCCCTGGTGGGCGTTGAGTTTGAATTCTATTCAAATCTATCTGCTGAAGAAACTGCCAAGCAACTTGCCGAATTAATCGGCAAAAAGATACGTGTTGAAACAAAGGCACATAGCGATTTCGAAGTAACGCAGGACGAATTTAAAATCGAACCAGATATGAGTGGTGGTAAAAAACTACTCGAGTTAGTTACAGGTGCTCTTCCATATTTTGCAGCTCGTTTAATGATTATTAAAGTATGTGATTGGATAAAGGAGAACGGATATACTAATGACCGCTCTTCAATACACTTGAACCTCTCGTTTGATAAATCAAAGATAGATAACAAATACAGAATCTCCAAGATGAATGTTCTTAAATTCATTCTAGATTTCAACGAGGAACAGGTATTTAAGTTCTTTCCTACCAGGGAGGATTCAGCATACGCAAAATCAATAAAATTTGTTTTACCAAAGGAGGACACTTATTTCTTTGATGGTAAATATATCAATCAACAAAACTTTATATTTCCAAATTCTAAATACTATGGAGTTAACTTTGAAAAAAGACTTAAAAATTATTTGGAGTTTAGATATGTTGGAGGAGTAGATTGGGAAAAGAAAACAAAATCAATTTTACACCTAGTAGACAGCTTCCTAATACAATTATGGAATTCTACTGAAACATCTGAATTTTCAGTTAACAATGCAATTGAACTTAAGAAAATAATCTCAAATAATCAAAGAATAATTGATGCCAGAAAGGATTGCAAAACTATTAAAGATAATTGGAAACACGTTAATTTCACAGTTGACCTTAAGGAGGATCCAATAATCCTTGATATCTATTGGCCAAAGGTTAAAGACGCTGTTATGAAATTATTTACACATGGTGACTTAGAGAAGGGGCATATTAATTATGATTCGGATGCGGGTAGGATTCAGGTAAGTAATGGTAAGCTTCCATATTGCGTAGATCTGGCAGGATACGAATTCATAGGATGCCTTCTCAGAGGAGAGTTTACCGAATGTGATATGTATGGATGTGACATTAAAGGTTCATCATTAGATCAATGTAACCTTTATTTAGGCTCTCAGGTAAACTCAAGCAAAGTAAAGTCATCATATGTACATGGTTCATGTGTATTAAATGATGCATATATATTTGGCAAAGGAGTATTCAAGGGTACAATGAACGGTGGTATATTTAGAGAAGGAATATATGATAAAAGATTAGCAAAATTTAATGATACTGAAATCATTAAATATGAAACTATATAAAAAATAAAATATTAGAATGAGTGATATAATTGTAGGAGGCGATGATTCGCTAATAAACCCTAGCTATGATACAGATGACAATGCGTGTTTCAATGCGTTTGTTACTGAATTGGCAGAAGAAGTCACGGGGTCATGTATGATTCCAATGAATCTTCCAAGAAAGGAAGTTGGAAATATTGTAAATAGAGCAAAGAAATGGTTCTACAAGAACTATGAGTATTCTGTTAGAGAAAATTTCATGGTTTTACCGATTGCATTGTTTTCATCTGACCATTTTAAAGCAACAAGAAGCTTTACACTGCCTGGACCAAACGGTTTAACAAAAGGGAATGAGGTTTATTCAGTGTATGGGTTATTTGAAACAGGATCAAACTGGGGAGGAAGTATGGATATTAACTTCACACAGGGTGATTTTGCAGTTGAGAGAATGTTAGCAGGTGGAATGTATGGTGGTTCTCAAACAGGAGCCGCAGCTGAAAATTTACAGTACTATGTAATTAACGAAAGTTTCTTTGATTTAGCACGACAAATAATACAGAATCCTTTAAGTTATAATTATAATCAATTAACGCATGAACTTAGATTTACTGGAGAAACGCCTACGAAGGATGTAATTCTTGAGGTTTACGAAACTATTCCTGAATGTGCGCTATTTGGAGATGAGGCTTTCTTTAGATATTGTGCTGCAAAGATTAAGATTTCTCTAGGACAAAAATTATCCATCTTTGGATTTGCACTGCCTGGAAATATTGAAGTAAATGCAGACGCAATTAAGGGATTAGGCGAGGAAGAGTTAGAAAACGTAATTGAAGAGATTAAGTCAGATGAAGGTACTGACTGGATGATGCATTCTTAAACAAATATATAATAATATGGAACTATATATAAAGTCTAATACTGATCCTAATTGGAGGCCAGATCAACTACAGGTTGATGAGGAATTAGCAATGCTGCTTACGCAGATTGAAACCCTTTTTTTTACAAATAAAGGAGATGTAATTGGAAACCCTGATTTTGGATTAAATCTTGAGGACTATGTATACT